CACCCTTTAAAGGTGTCACCGGCTTCGGCCTTAATCTCTCCTTGTAGTAAAACTATGAAAGGCAAACTAGATTGGCACGGACAAGGACTAGGCGATACGGCGGTGTTGAAGGTTTTTACCAACAACGCGCCGCTGCCAACATCTATCTCGCTCGAACATCTGGTCATTTTGCTCAAAGCACAATAACCGATCAAGACGGAGTCCGTGATGGACCTCTCGAAATAAATCACTCTATTGTCGAGGGCCATATACTGAATACTCGGTATTATCTCAATCCCGAGAAAACTCAGTATCGCGAAGCTGTGAACTTCGAGCTCCGATACTTCGGAAGCCCGACGCTCCTGCCTGCGCATCTAGCTCTCACTGGCAGACCTTCAAACAGTACCCTTGCAGTTTCGCTCCTGAAGGCGACGAGCCCTTCAAAGCCAGTAGTTGACATTCCTGTCAGCCTTCTGGAATTGAGGGAACTCCCATCTTTGGTGCGGAATGCGGGTAACTCGATCATAAAGCGTTATGCTAATGACACTTTACGTCGAGAGTTTGGGTTTGTCCCCCTCTACAAAGACCTGTTAGCGCTTATGGCGTTTACAGAGGATGTAGAGAAGAGGGTACTTCTTTTTAAGAAGTTCCGTGAGAAGCCTCTCTTAAGGAAGGCCACACTCTGGCAGGGGACTTCACAGTCCTCTCCTGATAATCTCGTGACGTCTAACTCGTCACCAGCCTCTGGCTGGTTTGAGCATAGGCGGATCAGCGTGATTACCAAGTCCAAAGTGTGGGGATATGTTAAGTGGACTCCGCCAAGTGATTTCGGGTTCAACCCGGATTACTCGGATGAGCGACTTAACTTTCTAGCTCGCCAAGCCGTGCTCGGTTCCAAAGTAGGAATCGTGACACTATGGAACGCTGTTCCATGGACATGGCTGATCGACTGGTTCGGGAATATCGGGGATTGGCTTGAAGCCAATCGACAGGTAATACCGTTCCAGGCATCGACACCACGAATCTGTGAAACCAAGACAACTGAAGAGTTGTTCGTTGGTGAAGGCAATGCCTTTGGTTTACCCAAAGGCTCTATGCCAGTTATCAGACGTCGGGTGACGAAGACTCGCGCGCTAGCTTCCGGTTTACTACCGAGCGCAGAGCTGCCGCTCCTTACGGGGCGTCAGGTCAACATACTAGCTTCATTGGCGGTATTGCGCTTGTTATAGGGAAAACTCCCTCCAACAGGTCGCCCAAGGTCCTAACCCTAGGCGAACAAACAATGCCAACCAAAGGAGCTATACAGCATGGCATTTGCAGATCCTCTTGTCGTTACCATCAACGCTGTTGCGAAGAGTCTTCCTCGCATCAACAATGATAACTACGGCTCTGAGTATTTCCTTCGGGAAAGTACCCAAGAGTTTCGGATGAAAATCCGCAATTCTAACTACAATTCGAATGGGACGGTCAAAGATCGTCACAACCTCGAATTTACTCAAACGATCTACGCTACGGCTACTACGCCGCAGGTAGAGCGGAAGGTCTACACCACATTCGAGCATAATCGCTCGGATACGGATGCTGGCCTTCTTCAGATGCTTAACGGTTTTGTAGGCGTGGAAACGTCTGCTAACCTTCAAAAGCTTCTGAATTACGAGTCGTAACTTTTCTCGACAGAGGGTCGCCGGACAATAGAACGGAAACCTTCTAAAGTGAAAAGCCGGTTAACAACCATGCTGCAGATCTGGCAAGCGGCAATCGATGATTGCCGCTTGGCGTGCGCTACTTCCATAGTCGAGATGTCTCGAGATATCGAGACGTTAAGGCGAAGCGTCACCTCAAGAGGATTGGGCACTTTCGTGCTCGATCTCCCTCTTCTGGACGATACGATTCTTTCTCTTTTAGAGAATGGATCGGTCGTCTTTTCTGGCCATTTTCATGGGCGGAAAAGTAAGAGGGATCAGAGACCTAGATTTCTCTGGGCCTTCTGGTCTCTTGTTTGTGATGCAGATGGGTGCCTGTTAAAGGAACCTGACCCAGAAGCCATACGATCAATACGGTTTCTGAGTTGCCTGTTCAAGAAACTCGAAGTTGCATGCTCACCAGATCGCTTACAGAAAGCGGTCAATGAGTTCCATGAAACTGAATCGAGTATACTTGTCTCCGATCTTAATGATTGGAGTGGCGATGACCCTTCTTCTTTCCAGTTGCGGAGTTTCGAAAGAAACTTCGCTACAGGGAACGATCAAGAGTTTTTACTGTTCCTTAGGAGACTTGATAAAGTCTCCCGCTTCCTCCTGTCAGGATTGCCAATTTTTGACTCAATGTCAGAACTTGGACCCGAAACCGGAAGATTCAGGCACGGACGTGGGGTGGTTTCTAACCTTCGAAGAGGCTCATACAAATATGAGTTTCCTTCCTGGTCAGAAAAGCTCGAAGGGGTATTCCCCTTCGACTGGTGTTCTGGACAACCTCTCGGAGCTTTTCCTGCTTCTCAGCAAGAATCGCCCGGTAAGTTAGCCGCAGTTCCAAAGACTGCTAAGGGTCCGAGGTTGATCGCCTCTGAACCGGTAGAGCACCAGTGGTGCCAACAGAAGATCTTTACGTTCCTCGATTATCACTTCGCAAGATGTGATATCGGTAAGTTCGTGGATCTTCACGACCAGACCAAAAGTCAGGTCATGGTGGCACAAGCCTCCATAGATCGATCGTTATGCACGATTGATCTTTCATCCGCTTCCGATCGTATCTCTTGCGTACATATAGAGTCTCTATTCCGAACTCATCGTTCGTTATTCGAGGCAATGTATGCCGTAAGGACACGACGGATTAAGGATGGCGTAATTACGAAGAAGATTTATCCTCTTCGTAAGTTTACGACAATGGGGTCCGCCCTCACCTTCCCAGTACAATGTATCTTTTTCTTGGCTATAGCACTTGCTTCCGCAGGTGCTCATGACAAGGATTCGATACGGCGACTGATAGGTCGCGTTCGAGTATTCGGTGACGATATCATCGCACCGAATGACGCGTACGCGTCGATAGCCTCCAATCTCACAAAACTCGGTTTGAAAGTCAATGTGAAGAAATCCTTCACACATGGCTACTTCCGCGAGTCTTGTGGTGCGGACTTCTGGCGTGGCTTTGACATCACGCCAGTTAAGCCCAAAGCTATCGGCACAGATACGCCTTCGATGACAGTGGCAACGCTTGACGCTTCGAATAACTTCTATAAGAAGGGATTCTGGCGTACTAGCGATGTCATCCTGAAGCTTTTACCCGCTGCAATGCGGTCAAAAACCTTTGGGATCAAAGAAGGCGTTCCGTCGGTGGTCTCGTATATGGGACGATCACCAACACCATTGAAATGGTGTAATGATTATCACGTGTACTATGCTATGGTGGCAGTCAGCAAGACTGCTACCAAACGCATACCGACGGACACCAGCGCCACTCTTGGTGAGTTTTTCACCCGGACCTACTCTGAATTAAACCCCAGAGTAACCGGAGTGACGCTAGAGGGGAAGGCAAGAATTGCCTTCTCCAGGGTAACCTATGACGCTCTCAAAGCGGCATAGGCCACGAGGGTGGTCTAAATAACCACTCTCC